CGGCCTGCTGGAGCGGGACGCGGACGGCGAAACGCCCGTCTGATGAGAGCCGGACAGCGACCGGCCGAAACCCCCGCAACGGGGGTCACGGGAAGCCAAGAAAGGGAGGAAATCAAAATGTGCTACTACTACCTGAGCTGGTCACCGCGCACCGGCGAATCCACTTATACGTGCTGTTTCGCGACCGCTGCTGATCGTGACCACTACGCGGCCATGATCGACGCGAAGAGCGTCCACGCGTGGGAAACTACCTGCAATCACTAACCCAACCGACAACCGCGCCCGCCCGGTCAAAGGCGGGCAAGGAGGGAAAAGTTGAAGATCATCGAGCGCAAAGCCCTGACCGCGTGGTACGACGTAAGCGGTCAAATGACCGTCTACGCAGACGGCACGGCGCGCCTGAAGGTGTATCAAAAGCTCGGCAATCCGCCGCGCAACAAACTAAAGCACAACAAGGTGCACGCCAACCGCCGAGCCGCCCTCGCGGCGTGGTATCGCGAAAACGCATAGACAACCGCCCCCGACTGTGGTACAATGGAGGCAAGAAGAAAAAAAGAAAGGGGAATAAGCCCATGAAGTGCACAATTTACGCGAACTACGGTCTGCTCGGCCACGAGAAAGAGACCGTCTACCACACGGCCAACAGCGCCATTAGCGACGCTCTGACGGTCGAAATCCCGGAGACCCTCGCGCCGTATATGGCCGTCGGCGGTATCGCCGTGATGCTGCCGGTCAACGGCAAGCCCGCGCCCTACTGGCTCAATGACGTGCTGGCCGCCGACCGGCGGGCTAATAAGCCCGTCATACGCTGGTACGATGGCCACAAGCGCCGGACTGTAGCGCTTGAGATCGTCGAGGGTTGACGCATATCGCGCCCTGCCCTGCATCAGCGGGGCAGGGCACACAAGAAGGACAGCGCCCGCAGAGCGGGCGAGAAAGGGAATCGCCATGCGCGACGAGTACTTGATTCCCGGAACGGCCGGGACAAAAATTGTCTATGACGGCCAAGTGTACACGCTATCAGAAGATATACAGTATACACTTGATGCCGAAGATGATAGACCCGTCGAACCACGAGCGCAGCTCGTGACCTCCGACGGCACATCAAAAACGGCGTACTGGTACTTGCCAGACACCGAAGCACTCGACCGATGGAGTGCAAGAGGGGATTACAGCCGCCACGTCAGCGGTGTTGTAACCTGCGAATAAGTAAGGAGGAGCAAAAAAAATGGCGGAATATGTCATTAAGAACGTAGTCGCGGACTACGACCACAACTACAACCCGGAGAACTCCCACAACGGCGGCAACTACTGGCAGTTTGGCGGGAGCTGCACCGCCGAGCTGGCGGATACCATCATCAGCGCCGAGCTTGATGACAGCTCTTGCGGCGATTTTGGCCGCCGCTCTGAGCTTGTCCTCACAGTCAATGGACAAAAGCTCATACTGTGGGAGGACGAAATCTCAGGGCGGCGGGAGGAAGCCGCCGAGGAAAACACGCAAGCCCTCATGCAGCTTGAGCAACTCCTCGGCTGCGACTCCCGAGACATTGATTGTCTCGTCGACGATATTGTCGACGCAATCGAGCGCGCGGCATACAGCCGCTACCTCGACGAGCGGAAGGACGAGCATTAATAAAAACCGCCCCGCCGGAGGCATTGTATCCAAATAATAAAAAAAAACATGCGTAATAAATGGAAAGCTGATAATTATGATAACGAAACCATCCCATTCAAGTTTGTGGATTTATTAATCTCGAACAAAGTTGCTCTTATATGCTTTGTTTTGTGTATTATTCTCATCCCGTTTGCTATTCACCTTAACAGAGACGAATAATCTTACAAGACCCCTTCCGCGCCGAGCTGGAAGGGGTTTAGTATTACTGTTCCGCTTGTTTACCACCTGCAACCATCCGTAACGCGTTTTGTAACGCGGTTTTTGTTTCGCCTTGCGTGTATCGTCCTGCTTCTTTGTGTATCCTGCTGCACTTTTCGCGCTTTTGTGTGTAGCCATCTGCAATACGATTATCGGATTTTACAACACATATCTTCCCGCACCTTTCCAGAGCGAAAACACCGTAACGCGCACAAAACCCTTGTAATCATTGACTTTTTTGGGCTTTTGAAAAGCGCTATAACGTGGAATCTAACGCGCTCTCAAAGCTGCCATCCATCAGCCCGATGATCTTATTGCTATCGCTTGCAACGGCGTGGCCGTAGGTCTTGTACGTGTCCATCTTGACGCTATGGCCAACGACCTGCTTGAGCAGCGGCTCCGGCACGTCGGCCTTGCAGATGCTGATAAACGTGTGTCTCAGCTCGTGCAAGGTGATCGTGATGTTGCGCGCGGCGCGAAATTTGCCCCAGTGGTTATCAAAAGTGCTCGTGTTGGTCGTTAGGCCTAATGGCGACGGGAAGACCACCAACCCGCTGATTCCGGCCTTGCGCAGCATGCACTTTTGGGCGTTGAGCACCTCGACCGCGCCCTGCTGAAGCGGCACCGTGCGGATAGCGTTGCTCGTCTTGCCGTCCGTGGTCAGTTGGAGACGGTTAACCGCGCGATTGATGCGGAGTTGACGCTTGTCCAGGTCTACGTCCTGCCATTGCAAGCCCAGCATCTCGCCGCGCCGCATGCCCGTAAAGACCGCGAACTGGTAGACATAGGTATACCAGTCGTCATCCGGCGTAGCCGTCATGAGGGCGTGCAGCTCGTCCTCGTTGGCCGCCCGGCGCGCGCGCGTACTGTGTCCTCCGATCTCAAGATCGCCATCGCGCAGGTCGATCGTCTCCCACCGACGCAGGCGGCAATACTTGATCCACTCCGTCATAAGCCCCGCCAGATATTCGACCGTGGACTTGGCGTTGACCTTGGCGCAAGCGTCCAGCACCTTTTGCAGGTCGTAGACGGACAGCCGCCCCATCTGCCTGTTGGGCAGCTGCCGGAGCCACTTGTTGACCGTCAACGATACGCTCCTGTACGTCGTCGGCGCAACCTTGGCCTGCTTGTCTGCCAGCCACGCATCCAGCGCGTCATGCGCCTTTTTGGTGGTGTCAAACGTCTTCAGCCACTTGTCGGCCTTGGCCTCGGCCTCGTGCTTGCCGAGTTTCCCGGGCTTGCCGCTGTAAAACGATCTGCGCACGCCGCAGCGGTACGCGACGATCTGCCAGCGATTGTACTTTTCCATCCAGTAGGCTTCTGCTTTCCTCATTTTGTTTTCCCCTTTCATTTTTCCGGCTCGTATCGTTTAGTCTTTGGTGCAGGTGGTAACAGCCGGTCAGCCGGGGCATAATCTCGGCTCTGCACCTCCCCTCTTGTAATATTATGTCATCCTGGCTCATATAATCATCGCATGGAGGTGATTATATGTCACATTGGCGCACGTATCCGCGGATATCCGTGACCCTCGATCCGCTGGTGCTCCGGATCATCGATCTCGTTGATGAAATCGTCTGGATCAACTCCGCACCGGCAGCCGATGCCAACATCATCCGCTTGCGTCAATAACCTCAAGCCCGGTTAATCCGGGCTTCCGGGCTATTGTGCTTTCTGGTCTTGCATGCTGCGCAACGCGTCGCGCTTCTGATTCATTTCGGGTGTGTGGTAGTCTTCTGCGCTTACTCGCTTAAGATATGCGCTCTCCGCGTCAAGGACGCTTCGCACGGCGTACTTGCCACGGTAATCCAACGCGTCGTAGTCAAGAGCAACCTTAATCGCGTCTGGACTTACGGACGGCTGAGGCGGCTGTTGTTGCGTGCCGGCTGGCTCGTCGGCGAAATCGTCTAATGTACATTGTAAGACTTTCGCCAGCTCCTGCAATGTGTCCAGTTTCGGGTTCGTGTTCGCACCGCTCGTTATTTTGTCGAGAGTGCTCAGCGCAATCCCGGTCGAATCTGAAATCATCTGATTTGTCAGCTTCAATTCGCGCTTTCGCTCTGCGATAAACTCTGTGCGCATTTCCTTCGTCCCCCTTTCGCTTCATATTATAACGCGTTCTGCTTCGCGTGTCAATAATCAAACTTCATTTTGTGGTAGTTTTTTTCTAAAAACCTATTGACAACTGCCACGCGATACAGTATAATAAGACCGTAAACAGCAATTAAGTACAGTTTGGAGGTGAGAACGTGGAAACGAAGTACCGCGCTTTGAATGGGAAGATCACCGAAAGAGGTATTCTGCGTCGAGATATTGCGCAGAGTATCGGAGTTTCGAGCCGAGCGTTCCGCAATAAGATGACCGGTGTTGCACCATTTACCTGGGACGAGGTGACGCTAATCCGTCAGAAGTACTTCCCGGATTGCAGCCTTGAGCAGCTGTTCACGGTGGAAAAGCAATAAAAATAGGTTTCGTGACGTTCCACAAAACCTATCTCCCAACTTTTTTCACCCGAACATATTGCAGAAGCGTTGAACCATTGACACTACGTTTTTAACGTGGAAACTGCCATGATGTTCAATAGTAACCATATCCTTAACAACGCGGGCGGTACCGCTATGATGGCCGTCACTTCAACGCTTCGCGCATGAACGTCTACGCTTCTATGGTATGTTGCATCACTTTTGCAGTGTTGGTCTGCCGCAATACGCCCTCGCGCATCAGCCACGGATCCCTCCGTGTCGGGAACAGGGCAATGTCAGGACTTTAACGACTTTCGTCATGATTGTCAACCTCCTTCATTGCCCAACAGGGCACTACCATTATAAGAAGTTTTCTTCTGGTTGTCAAGATGGGAGACCAAAAAAATACTCTCAGAGCGAGGGGCAACTGACAATGACTGAGAAGAAGGTGAAAACATGGATAGGAAAAGCTGGTTTCTCTACTGGAAGTTCCGTCTGAAATGCGCATTCAATCCCGGCACAATGATTCAGCATTTCACGGAAGACGGGAAACGGTACATCATGGTCACAACCATGGGACGACAAGGATTAAAAGCTGTGGGCTTCTATGAAGTTGTGCAACGAGTAAATTCACGATTGGAAACCGTGAAACAGAGCTTTGACGGTGTGGAAACTACTTATCAATCATAATCCACACATAGCCGCCGCAGTTTTTACAAGTAACATTGAAAAGGAGGAAATAGAAGATAATGACCCTTATCTTATGTACCCTGATGCTGCTGGCCGGTCTGGCGCTCTGCGCGGCAGTCGCGTACAAGTACGATCACGGCACGCTGACGACGCGCTGGGCGCTGTCCCTGCCGGTCTACGCGCTGTGCATGGGCGCCATGGTGTACATGCTGTAAGCGACAGCTTGGCATTGTTCGACCATGCAGAGCATAAAATCAAAGGAGGTAGCATATGAAAGGATACAAGGCGTTTAGTAAAGGGATGGTTTGCCGTGGGAAGCAATATGCAGAAAACAGCACGTTTGAGGAAGCTGGAGCAGAAACGTGTTGCAGGGAAGGCATGATGCACTTCTGCGAGACTCCTTTCGATTGCCTGGACTATTATCCATTAGTTGACAAAAATGGAGAGTTAATCGAAATTGCCGAAGTAGAAGCGTTAGACAAGGTAGTTTGCGAGGAAAATAAACGTGCATCTAAAAAGATAAAAATCGGTGCCAAACTCAGTTTCCGAGATTTTGTAAAAATCGGAATCCAATGCATAATCGAGTCTACAAAACCATCAACCAGCGGAAACTATGCGAAGATCGGTTCCAGCGGAGACGGTGCGCAGATCGGCTCCAGCGGAGACGATGCGAAGATCGGTTCCAGTGGAAACGATGCGCAGATCAGCTCCAGCGGAGACCGTGCAGTCGTGTCGGCAATCGGCGTAAAAAGCATGATAAAAGCCAAAATCGGAAGCTGGATTACGCTCGCCGAATACGATGAGGAGCGCAATCCGATATGCGTCAAGAGCGCAATGATCGACGGGGAAAACCTCCTTCCAAATATATTTTATATTTTGAGAAACGGCGAGTTTGTGCCCGTCCCGGATTGACAAAGCATGGGCGGAAACGCCCATCCTGCCGCCGTAGCTCAACGGTAGAGCTGCTGTCTCGTAATCAGCAGGCTGCGGGTTCAAGTCCCGCCAGCGGCTCCGTGAGCAAAGAGGTGCTCAGGCGTAATTAACCTTCAACCGCCTCCCTCCTGCGTCCCGTTCGCTTTTTACGTGCTTTCTCGGACGGGGCGTTGAAGGAGGGAACCCATTTACCCGCGTCACATACGGTGCACGCCGGTTCAAGGCCGGGCGCGGGGATCACCAATTTTTGAAGGAGGGAACCCCATGGAAAAGAAGCGCCGTTATCTGAAGCTGCGCGTCGCGCTGATGGAGAACGGAATGACCATAGCAGACTTAGCGGAACGCCTCGGAATGGACAAGTGCAGCCTTGGCAATCGCTTTAACGGCAGAGCGCCGTGGAAGCTATCGGAAGTCTATGACACGCTCGAAATTTTAGACTTGCCGATAGAACTCGCGGCGGATTATTTCCGACTGGAAGATTTGCACTCGAACTTGAAGCCGGAAACACCCGCGAATCGTGTCAAGACTCTGCTGATGCTCATCGACCACTACAAAAACGAACTATCCAACCTGCAAAGAGAGGAGGACGTTGCCAAATGAACATGCTCGATTCTGAGCAGCTTGTCAAAATCCTGTTGGAGAAAATCCGCGCACAGGAGAGCCTGATCAACTATTACACCGCCGAACTTGAGCGGTTAGAGAAGGAGAGAGACCATCATGAGACCAACTAATGACTACGCGCAGACAAAGGCGTACACCGCCGGTGAAAGCCCTGCGAAACTCCCCGTGGGCGGCTATGTGTGCCGCATCCTCTCGGCGCGAGAAAGTACATTCCCGAACAGCAACGACCCCTGCTTGCAGATCGCGCTTGAAATCGCTGAGGGCGAGTACGCCGGAACCATCCGCGAACAGTTTGACCGCAAGAAGCAGTTTAACGACAATGCCAAATGGCCTGCCATCCTCATGCAGGGTACGACGGTGAAGGGCACCAGCGACACCAACCCTTACTTCAAAGGCTTGATCACGGCGATCCAGGAATCCAATATCGGATATACCTGGAACTGGGACGAGAAGACGCTGACCAACAAGCTGCTGGGCGTGGTCTTCAGGGAAGAACAGTTTTACAACCAGCAGACGGGCGAGCTGCAATCCACCGTACGCCCCTTCTACGGCTGCTCTACGGCGCAGATCAAGATGGGCGTGGCGACTCCCAAGCCCAAGCCACCGCGCCAGCAGACCCCCGCACAGGCCAGCATGGCGGCCGCAAGCGCGATGGGCATGCCCGCAGAATACGAAGACGACGAACTTCCGTGGGCATAAGAGAAAGGCGGCTCAATTATGGCGTATCCGGTTTTGATCATCGGCAAGTCGGGAAGCGGCAAGTCCGCTTCCCTCCGCAACCTCAACCCCGCCGACGTGGCGGTTATCAACGTGCTGGGCAAGCCCCTGCCGTTCAAATCGGCGGGCTTCCGGTGCTACCGCACGGACGACTACGACAAGGTAAAGGCTGCAATCAGCAAGACCAAAACGCCGATCATCGTCATTGACGACGCGGGCTATCTCATCACCAACAGCTTTATGCGTGGGCACGCACAGTCCGGCGCTGGTAATTCCTTGTACACCTTTTATAACACCATCGGAGACCAATATTGGAAATTCATCGAGTTCATTTCCCTGCTCAACACCAACCAGCGCGTGTACGTGATGATGCACGAGGACACCAACGACTTCGGCAACGTCAAGCCTAAGACCATCGGCAAGCTGCTGGATGAAAAGGTGTGCGTAGAGGGCATGTTTACGATGTGCCTGCGGTGCATGATCGACAACGGCCAACACGTCTTCAGGACGCAGTCGGACGGCAACGATGTTACAAAAACGCCAATCGGCATGTTTGACACTTTGACCATTGACAACGACCTCGCGCTTGTGGATAAGTCCATCTGCGAGTACTACGAAATCAAGTCGGAAGGAGACAAATCATGAACCTTTATGACCTGAATATCCAATTCCAAAATATCATGCAGATTCTGGAAAGCGACGAGCTGACCGACGCAGAATTTGACAATATCTGCCAAGAATACGAGCTTACCTGTGACCAAATTGAACAGAAAATCGACAGCGTAGCGAAGGTTGCACGCAATCTCAAGGCAGAAATCGAAGCTGTGAAGGCCGAGAAGACGCGCCTTGCCGCCCGTCAAAGTGCGCTTGAGCACAATGCGGAAAAGCTCAAATCGCTTGTGGAAAACACCATGATCAATCTGGGCGTGAAGAAGTTCAAGACCACCGCCGGAAATTATACAATCCAGAAGTTCCCGCCGTCCCTCACGGTCACCGACATTGCAAAAATCCCTGAGCGCTTCCTCGCTCCGCAGCCGCCGAAGGTGGACGCGAAGGCGATGATCGCAGAGTGGAAGGAGACCGGCGAAATCTTTGACGGCGTGGAGATCGGGCAGAGAGAGGGAGTCGTGTTCAAATGAGTGTGTTCCGCGTTTCCAAAACAAAAAATTATACCGTCATGGCAAACCATCACCTCAACGATAAGAGCCTGTCTCTCAAATCAAAAGGATTGCTGTCCGTTATGCTGTCTTTGCCGGATGACTGGGATTACACCATCAACGGGCTGTGCGCCATCTGCCTTGAAAACGAAAGTGCCGTGAAGTCCGCGCTGAAGGAACTGGGCGAACATGGTTACTTGCGCGTTGACAAGATCATGCCCGGCAAAAGCAAAACGGGCAGAATCGAATACGAGTACAACATCTTCGAACAACCGTCTGGGAAACAAGGTGTAGAAAACCTACCGGTAGAAAATCAACCGGTAGAAAATCCGGGACAATTAAATACTAAAGAACTAAGTACTAAAGAATCAAGTACTAAGAATAATATCCCCCCTGTCACTACTAACGTAGTGACATCCCCCAAGGGGGAGCGAACGCCGGTCGAAGACGAGAAGAAGACGACTAAGGACGACGACGAAAATCACAGACCATCTTCACTGGCCGGAACCCCCAAGGGTATCCCCTCCCCACACATTCCGCGCGCCCCCTCCCCTTGCGACGAGCGCTTTGAGCAGTTCTGGGCTATCTACCCCCGCAAGGTCGGCAAGGGCGCGGCGCGCAAGGCGTTCGCAAAGATCAAGCCCTCCGAGGAGCTGCTCAAGCGCATGGTTGTTGCCGTAGTTACTCAAAGCAAGTCGGACGCGTGGACGAAGGACGGCGGGCAGTACATCCCTAACCCGTCCACGTGGCTCAATCAGGAGCGCTGGGAGGACGAAATCAACCCCACCGGCAAACCGCCGAAAGGACCGATGACGGATGAGGAGTGGAGACGCAATGGTTGGTGACGCGCTGTCCTGCCCGATGAGCGAGCAATACGTAATCGGCGCGCTGGCACGGTTTCCGGAACTCATGACCAGCAGCACGCCGCTGACCGAGACCGACTTTGCCGACCCGATCAACCGCCGCATCTACAGCGTGATGCAGAAAGTCGCGATACGCAACCACATCGCGGACTTCGCCTCCATCACGGACGAGATGGCCGGACTGCCGGATGGCGGCGAGCTGATGACGCACCTGATCGATGCGGCAAACAATGCGCTGGTCAAGACCATGTACGGTACGCACGTCAGGCTGGTCAAGGACGCGGCCGTCCGCCGCCGCCTTACCGAGCTGCTCAAGACCTGTGAGACGGATTTAGCGGACAAAGACGCTGATTTGACGACCACGCTTGATAAGCTCTCCAATGCCTCTAAAACCGGCGATAGCCTGACCGTTACAGTTACTCAGGTTGACGCCGCCGTGGCGGCTATAACCCTGCTGGACGCCCGCACAAGCGAATCCCCGTATACCACCGGGCTTGAGGAGCTGGACAGCATACTCGCGGGCGGCCTCCACCGCGGCGAACTGACCGTCATCGGCGCACGACCGGCAGTCGGAAAGACGGCGTTCGCGCTCTGGCTGGCGGTGCACATCGCGCAGGCCGGGAAGCAGGTGGTGTACATCTCCCGCGAGATGCAGGCCAACCGGCTGATTCTCCGGCAGGTGCAGGGCGGCGTGGATTTCGACCCGGCCAAGCTCCGCACCGGCGGCCTGACGGATGGAGACTGGACGCAGATCACCGGCGCGCTCAACGAGCTGGCGACGCTGCCCATCACCTACATCGAGCACGTCGGAGATATTGAGCGCATGCGCGCCGAGATTCGCGCAGCGGCCAGAGATTGCAGGTGTGACGTGGTGATCATCGACTACCTCCAGCTCATCCGGTCGAGCGACAGGCAGGTTGACCGAAACGAATACACGCGCGTCTCCTACGTTTCCCGCGTGCTCAAGGAGCTGACGCTTGAGCTCAATATCCCGGTCGTCGCGCTGGCGCAGATTAACCGCACCGGCGACCGAGAAAAACCGGAAATGTCCGAGCTGAAAGGCAGCGGCTCGATCGAACAGGACGCGGACAACGTAATCCTGATGCACCGCACAAAGGACGTGGACGAAGCGATGCCGAGCGACCGCGAGCTGTACCCGCTCTACATCAAGACCGGTTACGCGTATCTGCTCATCAACGTGGCCAAGCAGCGCGACGGCGTGACCGGCAGCTTCCCGCTGCTGTACAACCCCGCCCGACAGACCTACGTCGAGATTGCGAGAGGAGATGCGCCGAAATGAGAATCCCGCCCTGCAAGGACTGCCCGCAAAGGACGGCGGAATGCCACGCCGCATGCGTCAGCTACGCCCGCTGGCGCGCCCAGAACACGCGCCAGCCGCCGCCGGACCGGAGTACGCGTCCTACATCAAGGACAAGTACACGCCCCGCTACTACGCAAAATCCCGGCTCAAAAAAATCTACATGGAGTGATTGACGATGGATAAGCTCGAAAGCATCCCGACCGACCTGACCTTCCACAGCTGGACGGAAGCCATGAAGTTTGCCAGCGACCACCTGCCGCACAGCAGCTACCGCCTGACCAGGCGCAGCGACGGCACAGTGCATCTGGTGCTGCTGGGCAGACTCAACGACGACCTGTCGGACGCGCCGACCCCGTTTTGCTGATGGTCGACCTCATCTTGACGCTGCTGCTTGCCCTGATCGCGTCCGTTGTGGCAATCATGCAGGGCATGCAGCACAGCGTTTTTAGCCTAATCACGGTGTACTGGTTAGTTTTGGCAGTCAAAAACTGGCTGCTGGCGAAGAAAGGAAGGAGACAGTATGAACAAGGATATGATAGCTGATTCAATCGGATATATTAATCGATTGATTACCGCAAGTGATGCGAAAATCGGAGCGCAGAAACAAGCGGCCATGTGCGAAATCATCAAACTATTAGACGAAAACTCGTTGAATGGTTTGCTTGCAAGTATCCAGCGAGATTATGATAATGCAAAACAGCTTGCTCTTGCTATCGATGTGGCAAAAGACAACTTGTCGTGTTTGAGAATTGAGAAAAAACATTTAAGTGAACAATTAGAACAATTACAGGTTGCCATTTCCAAGCGAAAAGAAGAATTCGAGAACTTGACGTTGAAGAAAGAACAGCTTTCCAAAGCAATCGACATTTATGAAATGACACCGGAAGACAGAAGCAGGTTTAATACATATAGACTTGCGTTGAAGGAAGGAGAAGAATTTTGTGGTGGCCGAACAAACAACGACTTGATAAGCCAAATTGTACGTTCTGCGAGCAACGTTGCAACAGGCTTTACCGGCGGAGCGTTATATATACCGCCGGTAGAGCAAGATAAAACCGAAAGCAAAACTCAAAAAAAATCAAAACTGTAAGGTTTTAAAGGAGGAAAACAAAATGGCTGAGTTTGTCGAAGTTATGAAGCAGGCACTTCGAATGTGCAAAGACTTGACGTGCGTCAACTGCCCAGTGTGGCTTGAAAAGGAAGAGGTTTGTGGCTTCAAACTGCCCTTCAATCCGGATTTCGAGGAAGTCGAAAAGGACGTGATGGAATGGGCAGAAGAAAACCCCGAAAAGTCAGAACCGTTCAAATGGGTATATCCGAGCTGGGAAAAGGCATGGAAAAGTCTGTTCCCAGATGCGGTTTTCATCCCCTGCCCCTCAAAATGGTTTGGGAAGGCATATGCTCCACTTTTTGTTTGCGCAGAGGCAAACTGCGATTATTGCAAAACTTTCCAGATGCATCCCGAGATTGCGGATAAGCTGGATATTGCGCCGATATGGAAGAAGAGAAAGGAGACAAACAATGAGAACGCCTGAAGAGATCAAGAAAGCGTTGAGAATGACCAATAATAACGACGACACGTATTGCGATGACTGCCAGTATGCGAAAGAGTTTGCTTGTATTGTTCAACTCCAGCGTGACGCGCTTGAATACATTGAAGCTCTCGAAGCAAAGGTGCCGAAGTGGGTGCACAAGGAAGATGGTCGTCCAAAGTGCAATGAGAGCAAGAGGGTTCTGGTTTGCGACGAAGACGGATATGTGTATATCACAAAGTATTACCGTATTGGCCACTTTTTTGCAATGAATAGCTTAAACGAAGGCTTGGCTGTTTACTGGATGGAATTGCCCGAGCCGCCGAAGGAGGAAGAAGCAATGTTAACAGAGCAGTTCATCGCCAACAAATAGAAGCATGGAACAGGGGGAAATAATATGAATGATGATCTTATTAGCGTTTGCGAACTGTTGAACAAATTGATGAAACAACCAATAAACGAGGTATTGCCGGAATGGGAAGAACTATCAACGGAAACAAGGCTTGCTGTTGGAAAGGTTTATATACACATCAAAAATACGATTGAAGGCATGCCAAATCTGGATGCCGAACGTGTTGTGCGATGTGTACGTTGCAAGCATTGGCTTAATGGGAGCTATACTTGCTTCGTACATGAGCCAGACCGCGACGACTACTGTTCGCACGGAGTAGCTGTTGCGAAAAAGGAAACAACCACTGGTGAGGACATAAATGTCCCTACCAACGGAGGTGAAAAAGATGGACATGATCAGTGAAGGCATCAAAATATCGCTGAAGTGCTGTGTAAAAGACGATTGCAACAAATGTAATTATCTCTACTCGACGTGCTATCGTGGTTTGGCCAGAGACGCGCTGGAGCAAATCGAAGTGCTGGAAGCTATCATCAAGGACAAAGAGAAATCACCATAAATTAGCGTCGAAGAGATGTTGCCGATCATCGGCGAGAAGGTAGTTGTAAGCGATGGTGTGCACACGTGGGACTACGGACAGTATAAAGGCTTTTTTGAGGATAAGCATACGTGGGAGTGGAAATACATGAAACTCCGCACGGTACACTGGTGGATGCCGAAAGCGGGCGCACTGCCCGAGCCGCCGGAGGAGGAAGAAGCATGATTAAGATCGAAAACACGGAAGTTTATGGTTGGGAAGCAGCGATTCGCGGAATGCGAAATCCGAAGAACAGTTGGAGCAAGAGCGACAGTAAACCTTGCGAAGAGGCAGGATGCCCACAATGCGGTTACATGGAGAAGTGCGAAACCAACAGCTGTTATGACTGTGGAGACAACGACCTGAAGCTGATGAAGACGCTTTGTAAGGCCGGTTCCGACCATAGAAAGTTTCTGCGTATGGTAATGGTATACACGGACGTAACTGCGCCGTTGTATTGGTGGAAACAAGCAGACACTTATTATGTTGGCAAAGTGCAAAATTCGTGCTCGACGATGCACAAGATCGCGGATAAGGAATTTGTACTCGAAGATTTTAGCCATGAACACTTGGTCGATGAGTATTGGGAGAAGGGATGCGGTGGAGCTTGGGAGAGCGATTGGTTAGATGCTTTAACCGTCACGATTAAGTATCTTAATTACGCAAGACGGCGCTATTTGGAAGCAAAAGTCAAGCCCATGAAAGAGGAATCGAAACGCGCGGAAAACATGAAGAAGTATTGGTGGCAAATGGTTCAACTGCTCCCCAGTTCGTACAATCAACGCCGAACCGTGATGCTGAACTATGAGGTGCTGCGCAACCAGTATCACGCGCGAAAGAACCATAAGTTGGACGAATGGCACGATTACTGTCATTGGATTGAGACGTTGCCATACGCCAAAGAGCTAATCGTAGGGGAGGACGAAAACAAATGAGCTTGACTTTCAGCGAATACCAGCAGCTTGCCGCGCGTACAATCAATCAAAATCTGACGGATGAAAAGATGGAGTTACACGCGTTACACGAAATCGCTGGAGAAGTTGGTGAAATCCATTCGCTTTACCAAAAGGTATATCAAGGGCACGAGCTGGACACCGTGGAGCTGTGTCTTGAAGTAGGTGACTTGCTATGGGGGATTGCTGAGCTGTGTACGGTACGCGGCTGGGACATGGGTGTAGTCGCCGAGCGCAACATTCTCAAGCTCAAAAAGCGTTACCCGGACGGATTCGACACCGAACGGTCGGTACATAGGGAGGACTAACATGAACCGCGAACAAAGGAGAAAGGCCAAGAAGCAAGCGCCGCGCAAGACACCGGCGTACCGGCGCATGACCATTGAAGAGCGCAAGGACGCGCTGGTGAAAAACGGTATCACGCCCGACGACCTGCAGAAAGCGTTCGACAAGGGCTGGAAGGAAGGTTTCAATTGCGCCACGTCGCCCGTGCTGAAGACCATCTACGCCGCCGCATGCCTAACCCTGCACAGCCTTGAGGGCTACGGACGCGCACGGTGCAAACGCTTCCTGCAAACGCTGGATGCATGCGTGATTGACACGCTGACCAGCACGGAGGCAGTTGAAAAGGTTTGGGACGAAATTGGACTGGAGCTGGACTTCAAGGAATCATTTGACAGGATACAGGAGGTTGAAAACCATGAGTGAAATCAAAGCGCCGCTGAAAGCAATCCGCGCAAAGTGCCTTGACTGCTGTTGCGGACAGGCCAACGAAGTGAAGCTGTGCCCGTCTACTCAGTGCCCGTTGCACGCGTTCCGAAACGGCAAAAATCCGTACAGGACGAAGAAAGAGCTAACGCCGGAAGAAAAAGAAGCTTTGGCCACGAGATTGAAGAATGCGCGGGAAAAGCAGAAGGAGCGAGCATGAACCAGATTTTCATCGGCATTGACCCCGGCAAAAGTGGCGGTGTGGCATGGATTGAAATGTGCGAAGGCGAAATCGCGGTAAACACAATGTCAATGGAAGAAGTCAATCTGCCGTTGCTGTTCAGAAGAATCGTTGATGACGAGCACATGTATGCCATCATGGCATGCGTTGAAAAGGTGAGCGCTATGCCCGGACAGGGCGTGACCTCTATGTTTCATTTCGGCGAGGGATTCGGCTACATTCAGGGCGTGTTGGATGCAAATCATATCCCGTACCAGCTTGTGCCGCCCAAAAAGTGGAAAAAGGAATTCAGCCTCGGTTCTGACAAAGCGGCCAGCATTCGCACCTGCAAAAGCCTTTTCCCGGACGTTTCTCTGCGACGCACGCCACGATGTTCGAAAGACAATGACGGCATGGCCGAAGCGCTTCTCATGGCGGAGTATGCGAGACGGAAATTTAAAGTGGAGGTGTGATAAATGGACTGGGTATCTTTCTTCGGAGGCATGGGCGTTCTGTTGATCATCGAAAAGCTGGTCAACAAGATCATGGACTATCGACGCGACAGGCTGATTGCAATGGTCGTCGCGGGGATGGAGGTGGACGATGCGCCGGAAAGCGAAGACGAATAGCCGGGCGGAAACGATCCTGCTTGATGCGTTTTACGCTGAAGGGCATATCGCGCGCTGCCGCGAGCGAATACAGGCGCTGGAAGATCGCCGGACGAGCATCACGCGCATGTACGGCGGCGAGACCGTCCAGACCTCCGCACGCCCGGACAAGCTGCTTGAATCCATTGCGCAGATCGACGAAATGAAGGCGAAAATGGACAGGCTGCTGAACAGCGAGCTGGAAAAGGAGCTGCGCGCGGAACGCCTGATCAACCTTCTTGACTACGACGAGGAGAGGGAGGTGCTTCGCCGCCTGTACCTCTCTCACGAATCGGTCAATGAAATCGCATATCACCTCAACTACGTCATCCAGACCGTCTACAACATGAAGTCGCTTGCGGTCAAAAAGCTGGAAGCAAAGCTTATGGAAGTGGGCGATGTGTAGTGTCGGCGTATGACGAGTATCCGCAGTTTGACGGCCTCTCATCCTCTGAAATGTTGCGTCTCATCATCGAGGCGCGGCTTTCGCGGACGGACATTCAGATCGCCGCGTCCCGGATGGTCTGGGGCATGGAGTATGCGGACATTGGCGCGGCGGTCGGCATGGACAGAAGCGCGGTTTCCAAGCGCCTACATGGGCAGATCGTGCCGCGCATAGAAAAAATCATGGAACGTATTGACAAGGGGCGGGAAGTGGTGTAGAATATACGTGTGTATAGACAATACGTGTTTCGCATGATAGGGGAAAGCTCAAGATTTTCATCTTGGGCTTTTCTTCTTTCCGATCGGATGTAAAAATATTATTTTTCCCGCCAACGCCGCGCGCTTTCCCGCACCGTTCCTCTCCGCCTGTCATAATTTTAATCGAGGTTGCAACCTACATCATATGACACGGAGGTACAAACTATGGAATGGACTGCTGGACGTGGTACTCAGGCGCTGGGTATCATCGGCACTGTGCTGGGTGGGCTGGCTGTGGCCGGTGCTCCGCTGGTTAAAGGCATTAGCGACAAGATGAACGGCGAAGAGAAGGCATCTGTCAACTATATCAGCCGTTACGAAGCCGCTCAGGCCGCGCGAATCGCCGAGCTGGAAACGGAAGTCAAGCTCCGCGACGCGAACACCTACACCGACCAGAAGATGCTTGAAGTCTACAAGTACTTTGACGGCAAGCTGGACGGCGTGAACCGTCGCCTGTGCGAGCAGGACGTGTGGAACGCCACGCAGACCGCCACCATCGGCTGCATGGCGCAGCAGATCGCGGCTCTCAACGGCATGACCAAGATGGTCATCCCGAAGACCAACATCTGCCCGGAGCCGATGGACAGGTATAACAGCTTCGTCGTACCGACCACGGGCACCGCTACTACTGCGGCCTGAGCACAACCGACGCGGCGGGGCAGCGATGCCCCGTCGCCTTTGAAAGGCAGGGACACACATGGCGACCGCAACCGCAAACGACATCAAGACCGGCGTGGGCAACTGGCTGCAAAGCAGGATCATGCCGCGGCTGGACAACAAGCGTCAATTTGTGCTGGGCGTGGTATACGGCATAGCCGCCGGGAAGATGGATACAATCATGACCAGCGCCGCGCAAAACAGCACGCTCAAGGCGCTGGGAATCATCCACGAGGATGGCACGGTTGATATTGACACTCTGTACGACGCGGCCTTTGCTCAGCTACAGGCGCAAGGCAAGCTGACGATGGATATTCCGTTCATGGGCAGCTTCACTTTCAACGCGGACGATTTACGTGATTTAAGACAGTGCATTGGAGGATGATACAATGATGAGAATCAAGCTGGTAAACGACGAAATGTATGGTAATGTTGCGGAGGCGAAAGAGAAGATTGAAAAGGCCTACGCATTAAAGGATTCCTGCCCGGAAGCGGCGGAATGGTTCCGCGACATGGCAGATGCGCACATACGTTTCAACGACGAGGGGCACGCCGTCGTCGAACGGATGATCGAAAAGTACAAGTCTACGGAGGCATACCGCTCGAATCCGGAATACGCAAGGGGCATGACGGATGCGTGGAAGGCCATACACGCGGAAATGCGCGCGCAGTCTGCAAGGGTTGCCGCGATGATCAATCAGTACAAATAAAAAAAGCCGCTCAGGGAATCAATCCCTAAGCGGCTTTTTTCATTATTCAGTTGTGCGGTTCTCGAAATACCAATCCACGGCAGCTTGCTGTGCTTTCTTGTGAATGCCGACCAGTATCTTCTTTTGGTCTTCAATCGGCAGCTCTTCAAGCGCGTTGGCCTCCTCATTAAAGAGCGTTTCATACTCTTCAATGTACGCCGCGTCGAAGCCGGGCCTGTCTTCTTCTGACACTTCATACGGCTTCTTTTCGGAAGACGTAGACTTGTATCGCGGATTTGGATACGTCTGCGTAGAGCCGGTTCCAGTTTCGCTCTTCAGCTCGGTGGCCAGATCATAGCCATACTCAAACATCGGCTGCACATCGTCAACGCCATAGCCAAACTTGCGCGAAAGCTTCTGCGGAACCGTATACGGGCTAATGACTGCCTGACGGCCAACCAGACGCGTAAGGAAGGATACATCTGCGCAATAACGATCGTACCATTCATTCAGCTCGTCGTTGGCAGCTTCCTGTGCGCGCACAATTTCCTTCTGCTTCGCGACCACCAGCGTTTCCTTCTCGGAGGCGCTCAGTGTCTCGTTCGCGTTGATTGAATTGATTTCGCCGTAAATTTGAGCGACCGCCTGATCGGTGCGCTTAATTAATCCGTTCTGAAAGTCAAGCGCCTGCTCATAGGCTTCTGCCGCCTCTGCCGATGTCAAGCCGGGCTTTAGCTGTCCGCCGATTAGGCCAGCATTGCCGTCGTTGATCGTCGTTTCAATGATCGTCGACAGCTCATCATACGTACCGCGAACCTTATTCGTATACGCCGGTTCGAGCGTCAGCGAATTGCGCCACGTCGTCCAAAATGCGCGCAGCGGATTCAGGTTGCTGTTGGCATCCGGGGAAAGCATCGGAATGAGGAACTGCCCGATAACGCCGGTGTTCTGCTGAAACAGGTATTTCAGCATGATAGGCGAGGCGAACTTGCCATGAGCGCCCATGGCGCTCAGTCGTTGCGCCAGCAAGTTGAAAAACTCCGGCATATTGGTGTTCGTTCGGTTGACTTCGCTCAGCTTCTGCTTATAGTCAGACTCCATTTGTGTACCGTACCACGTCTGATTCAGCAGGACGTCAATAAACGAGCTGAAAATCGACGTGTCCGGAATCTGGTCTAAGATAATGTCATAGGCCGTTTTAAGCAGGTCAACCGAAAACTCATCCTGATACTCTTCGCCCAGCGTTCCGGCGGCAAGGTTGCGTCCGAACGCGAACATGCCCTTCGAAAGCGCGTCCTGTGCAAGCGGCAGGCGAACGAAACCGCGCGCGACATCGTTGTCAATCCAATGAAGCGGGAACAGGAAGAAGTCGTTCTTCGTGCTGTCAAGCAGCCAAGAGTATCCTTCCTTGTCGTCGTCGTCGCCGAACACGCCAACCATCAGCACCTGCAATACGCCCATCAGCGCATTGTTTATCGTCGTTTTGGCGAGACGCGTGCCCAGTCTGCTACGTTCGCCGCTGGAGAACATGCGCACCTGCTGATCAATGCCTTGCACCGTCGCGTTGAAAAACGGAATGGCCGCAGACAGGAAGGAACCAACGCCGCCCAAGCCTCTGCGCTGGAAATCAACCGTCGCTTCCTGCGCGTTCATGAATGCGCGCTTCCTGCCTTCAAGCGTTTTCGTTTCCTGTTTGCCAAAGCGATACTCGATCAGGCGGGAGTTCATCTCGATGATGTTGTTCAAGTCCTCCCACGTCATGGCTTTCCACACAATCGATTTCGCCGTTTCAAACGCCGTCGGGTTCTGGCCAAGCAGCTCTTTCCGCAGTCCCTTCACGCTCTTGTAATCGCGCGTGTTGTACCGCTCTGATTCGCCGCCGCCCAGCGCACGGTACTGCGCATACGCTTCATCCGTTTTCAATCCGCGCTGTTCTTTGATGTAGTTATCGGCTGTGTAGGCGAAATTCTCCATCCATTTCGCAACGCCGCTACCGTAGTTGCTTGCCCACGAACCCCAGTTAATAGAGTGCTGCATATCGCGGATTGCGTTTTTCACGGAAAACATCGGGTTGATGCCGGTGGTCAGACGCGCAAACGTATTCGTGACGCGCTTCAACCCTCTTGCAAACGTGTTCAGGTTGCGGCCATCTCTGCCAGACAGCAGATTATATAGCGACGGGTCGGTGATTTCGTATCGTACAATCGCGCCGTTTTCCAGATACACCGTCAGATTCTGTCCGTCTGAGCCTTTCTTCCTCGTCATTTTCGCCATGTTGTCGAAAACGTCGGCCGGATTAAAGCCATTGGACAGATCAAGATACGCCTGTATATCTTGCGACCATTTCTTATACTCGTCAACGCCGGATACAGGTACGTATTTGGCAATTGCGCTCATGCTCGAGTTCGTCTGGTACAACTGGTGGAAGGTTCTGGCAACGCGATTCTGCTGTGCGCGGTTTACGATGCTCTGAATGTATTCAACATACGTGTCGAGCGGGTTAATGACATCTCTGCCGCTACCCTTTGAGCGCTTTACCGTGCCGTCCGTTCCTTCTTTCCCGAATCGGAAATGCGGAACGTAGTTCGCATACTTCGTCTGCCATACAGCAAACTCTTCCTGCGGCATGAAACCTTCTTTGACGTACCAGTCCTGCATGAACTGCGTCCACCATGCGCGAATCGACTTCGCCATGTTTTCAACGCCGGGAATCTGCTGTTCAATCTCTGCCATTTCGATTTCTTCTTGATACAGCGTCTTTTCCGGGAAGATATAGATAGGCGCTTCTACGACTTCGATTTCGCCCGTCATTTTGTTGCGTTGAGTGCGCGTATTTTTCCGTGTCTCCTGCTCATGCTGTAGCAACATGTAGGTGAAAACCTTCAGCTGATTCTCCGTCGTTACGCCGGTTTTCTGAAGCACGTCAGCAAAGCTATCGCCGCCGCGGCTGCCGTCCGGGTGCACATATTCGCGCGTGAGGATGGAGTCAGACATGCGTTTCGCATAGGGCAGATAACGCGCGGCAAGCGACAGCGCATCCGTGCCGGTTATCCGATCAACCGTGTTGGCGGCAAACGGCGCGTTCACGTTGTTAATGTAAAAGTCGCGAATCAATCTTCGCATAGACTTTTTCCCTGCGCGCTCTTCATATCGATCACGCACGCGGTTCATCGTCTGCTGCACGTCGGACAGGCTGGAGTACATGATGATTTGCGCACGCGCATCTTCGATGGCCTTAAACATCTTCTCGTTTACAAGGCTTCTCAAATTCGAGCGGAACATTGGGTTAACATCATCGGTTGCGTGCGTCATGTATTCTGCGAATTCCCTGAAAAAGTCAAAGCGCGTAATGCCTCGCAGCTTGAATTTATCGCCTATCGCATCATACACATACTGTCCAATGCCAAACAGACCAACTCTCAAATTGGAAAGGCTGTTTTCGTCAACAACAATCGCCCTCGCCGCTTGATCATAGTATCCCATGATCACGTCGTCTTTGATGTCGGCCGTGTAGATTTGCGTGCCCAGATTCGCCGCCAGCGTCTTCAAGATACGCACGGGGTTCACCTGCTCAAACGACGTGCGCGTGTCACGACTGCCAAACAGGCTACTGAGCTTCTTGCCGTACAAGTCCTGCAACAGATCAGCCGCATGGTTGTCACGCGCAAAACTAATGAGCGCGTCTAAGCGCTCATCTTCATCAAATCGGACGGAGTATTGCGGGTTTAGATTTTCCCCTCCCTGCGCAGTTTCAACCGTTCCTCGTCCTCCTTCAAGTACGCCTCCCGTTCCTCCTGCGGCAAGGTTTGAAGATACTTCTCCCGTTCCTCCCTGTCCTTCCAGCCCTGCACGATTGCCTGTAACATCATTTCCTTCATTTTGCCCTCGTACTTCATTTTGCTGTCCCCTTCCTGCAATCTGCATGATTTCGTCGTACGCGGCATCGATTGCTTTGCTCTTGCTTATCTTCGATTCTGCCAGCTCAGTCGCGTATTTGTCCAGTACATCGCGCACCTGCCTGCCAGTATCCGTGCTCAGGTGATAGCTTTCAAGCAACTGCAATGCGGCCTGTACCGTCTGCGCATGCGCTTTGTTGGCTTTCGCGTCCAGTACATTTTGCCCCACTTTTCCAACTTTGTCAACCGTTTTGGCCTTCGAAAGTGAGGAAAATTGTCCGGCTTCTTTCGTCATGCGGTTTTTAAGGCCACTCGCAATCTGCGCACGTTCGGCAAGGTTCGTGTTGATTTGCTGGAAAAGCGCGTCATCAAACGCCAACTGTTCACCTTCGCGCTCGACAGGAACGGCGCGCTGAATGTCCTCTGCAAGATACCGCTGTTCCTGCTGTGTCAGATTCTTGCCGTGCATCTCTTTCAGGAAAGTGTTCTGCCGCGCAACGTCGTCCGCGAACATTTCACCCATAAGGGCGCCGGTATATACGGGAATCTCGCCATTCACAACACGATTGAACGCGTCCTCGCTCAGGTTCGCAATGTTCATACCCTGCTCGACGATGGTTTCGTTCGTGCTCAAACCATACTCTGCCAGCTCTTCGCGCGTGAATTCCGCGTCTCTGAACAGCTTTGCCGCGTCAATCGACGTGCCGCGTCCCTGTGAAAGGTTGCGTAAGGCAGCATACACACGTACATCAGCAGGCGTAAATCCGTCAGCTTCCTTCAGGATAACCGCCGATACTTCCTGCACGCCGTTACGCTTTGCCAAATCAAGCCTATGGTGGCCGTCAGCGACGTACAACGTGCCGTCAAGGCGCTGGTGCAGGATAAGCGGCTGTGACAAACCGGGCTTATAATCGCCCGTGAGCGGCTTTGTAACGCCTCTTTCATCAACGTCGCCCTTAAACCGATACGTATCCGGGTCAACGTTAATGTCTTCAACCTTCACGGTTTCGGCCGTCGCATCCGACGATAACAGCTTCGATACGCGCTCCTTCGTCGTAGTCGGCACTTCGGGCGCAAGCTTTCCGTCAACCGGCGTATCGAGCGTAGCTTTCCTTTGCTCTTCCTGCGCCGCGCGTTCTTTCTCGGCCTGTGCTTTGGCTTCCTGTTTTTCTTCGGCAATCACGCTCCACATAGCACGGCTTCCCGCATTGCGGTTCGATACGTAGTCGGCGTTTTCCGTCGTGCGTTCAATGGGGGATTTCATGGCGTATGCCATTTCAAGCCCCTCTGCTTCAATCGCATTCGCAAGCGCACGCTGTTGCTCCGTCACACCACTGAAATCAACATGCCAGCTACCGTCCTTGTAATAAAAGGTGGGCATGGTTGACGCGTTCTGCCCTTCAAATACCACGTTGTCAACGTCCGGGTTTTTCAACGCTTCAATGTATTCGGAAACGCTGTTTGCTTTCACTTGATAATCAATGTATCCCCACCAACGCTGTGCCACCTCTGGGTTATTGGTGAAAATTCTTGTAGTTGCAAAGGGAATGCTATCATTTCCCAAAAGCTTTATAATGCGATTGGCACTCTGTGCATCGTTCACGTTTTCGATTGTGATTTGCTTTCCCTCGCGTTCCGACTTTCGAAAGTCGTACTTTCGCTTCGTGTAGAACTTCGGGTCGGAACCATCAACCGGTGCATAGGCTTTCGCGTCCGCTTTTGTATTTGCCGCTGCATAGTCTTCATCGTTCATTTGCGTTTGAGCCTCTTGCGCGGCCGTCGGTGTTTTAGTCTTTTCCTGCTCTACAGGCACATTGGTTGTTTCATTTTCTGCAACAACCTCTTCCTGCTGTACAGGCGTTTCCTGTTCTACAGCGACTTCTTCCTGCACGGGTGCATCCTGCCGCAGTACGTCTTCTGCCGTGAGCGTATCAACCGGCGCTTCTACGCGCTCGCCAACCTGCTGCATTCCAGCAACGTCAACACTTCCCGTTTGCTGTTCAAGGCCAGATGCGCGGCTGAGCGCCTCCGCAAACGTGTCACGCATTCTCGACAGCTCGCGATACGCACGCGCGGCTTCTTTGCCGCCATCGCGGGAAAGACGGATCCCCAGCGACTTCACAAGGTCGGAAATCTTCCTGAAAATCTTGCGCACAACGCCCTGATTTTGGGAGGCGATTCGATTAATCACATACGGGTCAGCCTTAAACAGCACCTGTCCAATCAAATCACCGAACAGCTCCTGCCTCTGCTTTTCGTCCGTGTCAAGCCGGAATCCCTCGTTGCCCGTCTCATCTGCCTGTTTATTGTAGCGGTTTTCAATCGCCTGCAAGTCACTCTGGATTTTATCAACGTCGCCGTTGTAATACCCCTCGAAAATCGCATCGCGAATTTCGGCATAGTCGGGCAGGCCTTCGAGGATGTGCGTCAGCTCGTGTCCAATCGTCGCGCGCATAGCGTCCATCATGGTAATGCCGTTGCTCAGGTGAATGGTCTTGCTGTTCTTGTCAACATAGCCCTGTGTTCCCGCGTCGCTGAACGTGTCAAACTGTAGCTTCCAGCCGGGAACGCTGTTCGCAAACTGCTTTCTAAGGCGCTCCTGTTGCGTGCCGATGTACTTCGAAAAGTTTTCGCCATACTTCAGGATTTTGCTTTTGATGGCATCCGGATTTCCGCGCGCACCTTCCTCTTCAAGAGATTCGGCAATCGCTTTCGACGCATCGTTCAAATATGCGTCAACCCTTTGCTGTTCCTCTTCCACACGCTTCTGCTTTTCGAGAATCTCTTCCTCGGCATGCTCCTGTCGCACACGCTGTTCCGCTGCCGCTTGCGCTTCATTGAACGCCTGTTGTTTAATCGCATCCAATTGCGCTTGCTTCTCGCTGGCGGTCGTCTGCGCCTTGTCGAGCAGCTCATTTTCCTTTTTCAGCGCATCAGCATGTTTGTCAAGCTCTGCCTGTGCGTCCTGCATGCTGGCAATCGTATCAGTGGACGGAATCTCTTCGTTCATCAGGATTTCGGCTTCCTGCTGTGCGCGCGCCTGTGCCGCGTCATATTCCTGCTGCGCTTCGCTCTGCTTTTGCTTCTGCTCTTTAACTGCCTTCTGAGCTTCCATCGCCTGCTGGCTCTCGGCGCTGTTCTTAATGCCGTCCAAGCTCTCCAAAAATCTGTTAAGCGTATACTCCTCAACCTTATTCTGGTCAACGATTCCCCGCCAACCTTCGGTTTCCACCTTCGTTCTGAGCGCTTCAAGATCAGCTTTCGCCGCTTCTACGCCAAGCTGAGCCTGTTCATACGTAATGGCCGTTTGCTTCTCGTATTTTTTCGCCCACCGTCCAAGTTGGCTATCGCCGATTGCGCCAGTTACAAGCGTCAGTATCGCGGAAACCGGTATCGCGTCGACGGTAGTTCCCCAAAACGCTTCAGGCGTATACGTTTCTCCGGGCAAAATTTCCGTATCCTTTGTCGCGATTGATACAACGGCATTTTGCCAAAGCGCTTCTCCACCTTCCTGCAAGCTTTCGGACAGAGTACTCAACGTAAATTCAGTTGCTTTACCACCGAACCATGCAAAATTCTTCCATGCGTTTGACGGATTCAGGCTTCCCTTTTTAATCCAGTCTCTTACCGCGTTTCGACCGTAGGAAGCAAAATTATCTTCGTCAACGCCCTTCATTGCACCGCTTTCAAGCTTATCAAACATGAAGGATTCCATAGCCGTGATTCCAGCGCCGTACAATACAGACCACGCCGCCGCCTTGTCGTGCGAAAGCCCAAACTTATCTTCGAGCAGTCGACCGAAGGTTGCACCCTCAGTAACGCCATAAGCGACACCGGAAGCCGCAAACGACGCGGCTGCGCCGCCGCCAGTCACCGCCGTCAGTCCTGTAACAACAGCCATTCGCGCAATATTATCAACTGCGCTAACCATTGTGTCATATCCGTCCAAATATCCCGGCGCATACTTTGCAACGTCATCGCGGTTTCCCTGCAAATACTTCTCGCGAGATTCGATATACTTCAGTATGTCTTCTCTCGATACATCGTATCCAAAATCGTAAATGTCACCGGAGTATGCCGCGATTCCCAGCTCTTCGTCGCCGTACAACTTCGTTCGCAATGCTTTTCTGCGATTCTCGTCAGGGATAACGCCGCTTTCGTCGCCAACGGCATTTTCGATCATGGCACGATATTCTGCGCGGGTCATGTTTGACCGTACATAAGCTTCAATGTCACTCTGCGTGTTCGTATAAAAGTAATAATCAATAGCGTCTGCAAAGCTCAAGGGAACCGAAACAAGGCCGCTTTTAGTAGCCTTCCACGCAGTCTTCGCAGGAGCCTCAATAATTCCCCATCGTTCCTCTTCAGACACTGGTTCTACGCTGCTCGGCTCGTTCGCAGCACTCGTTTTATAGCGTTCGGAATCCTCCGTCATTATCTGGCCAACGCTGTTGCGGGCAATTTCAATTGCATCAAGCACGTCATACGTTTCTCCATCGTGCTCTACCGTAGACTTTCCTTTGCTGCTGGCTTGCATAGCGTTCTGGTACAGCTCGTTGAATTCCTCCACGGCAGAATTGTATTCGTCGATCTTTTCATCTGCTGCCGCTTCTGCGCGTTTCTGCGCACGCGCTTCAAGCTCAGGATAACGCTCATAAAACTCGGTGAGATTCTTGAAGCCAAGATATCTTGCCGCGCGCATATCCTCGTTGTACACGCTCATTGCCGCCTGCTGTACATTGCCGGAAACAATACTCGCTGAACCGGTTCCGAATTCCATCCAAGATGATACAGCCGTCTTCTTGCTATAATCCTCCTCATAGCTGTATCCGTTTTCGTGCAAAAGCTCCTGCACATAGTCGTTCACTTCAATCGACGCATCCGCGTATACAATATCCTTCGAGAAGTCTACATTGAAGGTGTTGATTTGCCGCATAAGCCGCGTATCATCGTCTGAAGCATTACCGTTCCACGTGTTCGCCTGCGCTGCGGAGTATTGCGCGACAAACTCGTCCTGTACCTTCTGCTGATACACTTCCATCTCGGCGCGATTCTTCTCCAGCGTTTCATCCAACACGCCGATTGTGCTATCATATGCCGCTTTATCACTTTGCAGATACTCTTCCAGCGTCAGGCCAGCGGCTTTCGCCTTTTCCTTTGCTTCGGCAACGCCAATCAGGAACGCGGCATTATCTTCGGGAGTAAGTACGCCGTCCTCAACACCAACGTCCGCTCGCTGAATTGCATTTGCGACATCCTCGCCAACACCTGTGCTGGTAAACGTGTCATTCCAAAAGGTTTGAGTCAGCGTGTTTTGACGCGAATCATAATACACCTTTTCGGTTTCGTCGTAGTGCTGTTTCTCATAATACTGTCTGCCGCCAAACAGCTCTTTATTCGAGCTGATAAAGCTTCGCGCTTCCTCGGACAGGTTTTCCATCGGAGTGCCGTTCTTATACGCCGCAATTTCGTCCTCAAGGTTCGACATGGCAGTGTTCTGTTCAACCGCGCTCTTGCCAGCCAGCGATTCCTTGAACGCAATCACGCTGAAGGGAGCCGTAGACGTAGAGCCTGATACCGACTTTCTAGCCGGTTTTTCAGTCGCTTTCGGCTCTTCCTTCGCGCTCGGAGCTTCGGTTGCGCGCTTTTCTTCACTCGCCTGTACCTTTTCCGTAGGCTGTTTTGGCGCCTTCGTAGGCTGTACGCTTTCCGTTTCAGTGGTTACACCTGCCGCCGCTCGCAACGCGTTCACCTCGGTTGGCGTTACATTCGTGTCCGCCTCAGCGTCTTCAACTTCCTCCGTCTGCCGCGTCTGTTCCATTTCGCGCGTCTGCGCTTCAAAAATTGGCATGGAGAAATCCACCGAATAGCCCAGCTCAAGCGCCGCGCCGCGCCTGCGCTTGTTTTCCATGCTCGCAAGCGTCGGATAGTCTTCGGCAAACGTGCCGTCTTCCATTCGACGCGTAATCATGGCTACAACTTCATCCGCGCTCTTGCCTTTAAGCTGTGCGTTGCGCCATCTGTTCAGCTTCTCCAGCTCTTGTGCCGCTTTATCAGCCGTTTCAACCGCCGTCGCAATCTTCTGGTAGTCCTTCTGCGCCGTGCTGTCTCCGTTCAGCAGCTTGCTTTTGTGCGTTTCCAGCCACTTGCTGTCAAATGCGGACGTGTGGTACTTCGAACCCAGCTCAAACAACGTCGTAGCTTGACTGTAAGGCGCAAAGTATTCGCTCGACGGGTCAAGAGAAGCATACGACTTCGAATTCGGCTTGTATACATTTCCAACCCCATCATTGGACCCAATGAGCGCCATAACGTACGAGTCATCGCCTTTGAGCTGATAGTCATTCCGCGCCGCCCAGATATATGCCGGGAGATAATCCTGCGAATAGTTCACGCGCCGGTTCAGCGTCAATGGCGTATTCGTTCGCTTGCCCTCGTCCATCTTGGACAGCGTAGGATACTTCGACATGTCAATCTTCCTTGAAATATCGTTGTCGCTATATCCCTGCTGTACCATCATCCACACGTCATTCTGAAGCGACTGAAGCTCACTCTCCGCCTTCTGCGTAATGGCTTCGTCATCCTCCAGCATAGCAATGTAATACGCCAACTGCTGATTCGCGTCCTTCGTGTTGCTCGCAATGCTGCCGCCGTAGTTGTAGCTGATCCTGCTGTAGTCAACGTTCTTCTTCAGATCGTTGATCGCGCTCTGCGTGATGCCGTTCGACAGGTCGATGTTGTAGTACTTCTTCAGGTTATCAACGATGTTGTAGTTCGTCGCGCGGGTATATGGGTTGTAGTACGGCATGCTTGGGTCGGCAATCGCAGCGTTGAGCGTATTCCGGAAATTGATCGCGTCCATGCCCTGCTGCTGCTTTTTCACAGCGTCCGTTTCAGTCTCATACGCCTTGAACATGTTGTTCAGGTGGGAGTAGGCTTCTCCGATGGACATGTATGTATCCGAGGTTGACGACTGCACAAAATCTGCATTTCTGACAAATTCTTCTTTGTTATTGGAATCAATAAAACCCCTCAGCATATTGCCACCTCATCAATACTTTTGCGATATTTTGCCGTTGTCATATATAACTCCATCTTTCTTTATATAAGAACGGCTGTTGTACGTATGACCGTATCTGTTTTTAAGGCTATTGAGACCGCTCTTGTATTCAACCGACGTCTGATTGTTTTTGTCTTTGAACAACTTCGGATATGCGGTTGCAATATGTCTCGGCATATTTTTTTCGCTTAGCGATAAAAGCAATCTTTTGTCATACGGCACTGGATCACCGGGAATTTGGGGTTTTTCATCGGGCGTTTTAGTTTTTCCGCCGCCGCCAGAACCGCCCATGTTATAAAGCTGAAGCAAAAGCTGGTTCCGATACTGATCATCCGCGAGCTTCCTGTCCCTGTCCTTGTCGCGCAGGTCGGCAATCGCGTTCGCGATGCTCGACTCATAATTGCTCTGAAGCTGCTGCTGCCCCTCCAGACCGGCGTTTCTTGCAAGTCCCTGCTGTGCCGCCACGTAGCTGGATCGCTGCATACCGGTGCTCAGAGAATCCCTGCGCGCCGCAAGAATGTTCTGCTCTGTCTGCCTGCGCAGCGCCTTGAGGTCGTTCTCAAACTGCTGCTTATACATGTCCTCCGCCTGCGAACGAATCTCTTCGTCCGTTTTGGGCGCGTAGCTTTCCTTTGCGCTGGCTTCCAATGCCTTTTTGATTTCTGCTTGCGTCATATCCCATACCCCCCCTTACTCGAACCAAATCTGGTAGATGACCGCATTCGCGGCGGCTGTGCCGTTCTTCATGTTCGCCTTCGCGTTCACGATGCACTTCAGATTCGCAGCTGATTTCACCGCGTCCGTCAGCGTGATTTCGTACACCGTCTCCGCCATTGTCAGCGTCTTATCGCCGCTCAGTTGCCCGCCATTGCTCGTAGAATACGAGTTCGACGCGCTGGACGGCAACAGTCCAAATTTAAGCAGCGTGTTCGTCGCGCTGGTCTTCTTCGCCAGCACCTTCAGCTTCGTCGCGCCGGTCGGAATTGTCACTGCCGCCGATGTGCATACATGCGCGTTGTACGGGAGACTGGTCGTACCCGTCAGCGCCGGTATGTTGATGCGCATGGTATTCGTTTCCAGAATGCCTTTCGCATTGCCCGTGTAATTCGGGCGCGTAAACCCATTGCTCACAAACGTATAACCCTCGACTGCTCCTTTGTCGTACAAATACGTCTGCGCGCCCGGCTCCGGCTTCTCCGTCCCCGCGTACAGCCCCGTCACATAGCTGCACGCCAGCGAAATGTACGTCGAATTGGCCAGCGACGCACCGGTTGTGTTCCTGAACTGCACGTTGCCGTTGGTGTTGACCGTCAGTCTCAGTGCGCCAGCGTCGGACATGATCGGCACGACGACGCGGTACTCCGGCCTGTACTTCTCCGCCAGCGTGGCAATGGTCAGCACGCCATTGTTGGCCAGCGCTCCCGCCAGCCTGCCAGCGCCGCGCAGAAACACGACGCCGTCGATCATCGTCACGCCGAACGGATCTGCGTCGCCCCAGTTCACAAAGTTCTCCGTGGCAAACGTCTCCCACACGATCTTCGGTTCTTCCGAAGCCGCATCGTCACCCTTGTTTCCGGCCTCCGACACGCTCACGATCTCCTGATTCACGCTGTTCAGCACGTCCATCAGCCGCAGATAAAACAGTCGTTCGCCCGTGTCGCGCCACTCCTGTGGCATATCAGGCAACATTACAGACTTCATCGCACATCACCTCAATCGTAGTCCAATTCCAGATTCACCGTAATGTTTCCGAGGATTCGCCACGGAGACGGCTGCGCCGCCGCCGACAGCTCAAGCCGAAAATAGCGCCCATTGTTGTTGATATGCACGCGCTTCGGCTTCCCGCTCGTAAGTACAACCTGCTTCGTCTTCAGCTTCTTTTCCGTCCTTATGCCCACGGTGATGGGCATGGTAGTCGGCGTGTTCTCATCCGGCGCGGGCGACCTGTCCAGCCGAAGGTAAATGTCAAACCCGCCCTTGATCACGTTGGACGCGGAGAGATTCTGGTATCCGGATTCGTAGTAGAAGGGAAGGGCGGTGATCGCCGCGCCGTACTCGTCAATCTTCCGGCGCGTGACAATCGCGCCGTTATCCGTCAGGAACATCGCGTTCGTCTCATCCGTCACGCCGTGAAGCAGCTCAACCAGGTCACCGCCTTCTTCGATGCTGTTCAAAGCGTGATTGGTCGTCTGCCGGACGTTGATTTCGCCCGTGATCGTGTTGTACTCCACCAGCACATGGAGTACGCCTTCACCCTGCACAAATTGCTGATAGTACGAATGTTCGAGATATACGCAATAGATATGCTTGTCCATTACGGCGAAATCGTCCAGGTGTACGGATGAATAGTACGCGCCGCCGCCGTCGGGAGACGTGATGGACGATATGAACCCTTCCGCTATCGTCTCAACCTCATAGCCGTTATATCGCAGAATGTCGTCGTTGCCCATCACGTACATATACGAACCGTACACGACCGCCGTGTTCGGAATCAGCTCCTGATCGCCGTACTGCTGCGCAAAGGAATAGTTGGACGGATTCGTGCCGGTTACGCGCCAGATGCCGTTCGACTTGATCGCCAGAAGCGACGTGCCAAACCGCTTCAGCATCACAAACTCGTCGCCGTTGAAGTTCGGCTGTTGAATATCACCCGCGCCGTCTGCCGGAGACGCGTCAAACTGATCCCAGTTAAACGGGTCTTTGGGCGCGGAATACATCAGCTTGTCCGGGTCGGTCTCGATCATCGTTCCCCACAGACGATCATTGTACAATTCAACCGCGCCGAATCTGATCTCGTTATCCGTATTCTCCGGCTGCACATGCACCTTTACCAGCGTCAACGCATCAGAATCCAGCGGCGCATACAGGCACGCAAGCCCAAACTTCTGGTTCGCGATAAAAAGCCCGTCCACCGGCGCGTCGAAGGCCTTGCGCACGCTGTCGGTTGCGCCCAGTTCCTTTGCTTCGCCGTCCTTGTTATCGTATACGGCCTTCCCGTTCTCGACGCGTAAACGGCGGTATTCATACGCCGGAAGCTCGAAATAGTAGTACTCCGCGCCGCCCGCAATCGCCGTCACAATCGCGTCCGTGAGCGTCTCGGGCGGGGCATAGTTGATTTCGTAGGCGACACAGGAGCACTTCTGCTGAAGATGCGTATTCCCGTCGATCAGCGGCGCGTTTGTGTTAGCGCACGTCCAGCCGCCCGTCGGAATACCGTCCAAACGGAACAGCTTATACCATACATATCCCGCGCCGTCGATGAACACCAGATACGCCTTGCTGCTGTCTGAAATAACTGAACCGGAGACTTCGAACCGCTTATACAGCGTAGCAATCGTTCCGGAGCCCTGAAGCGTATCGCCTACGCTGTTGCTCGTGTTGACGTTCGTGTTCTGCGTCGGGTTGAAGAACGGTATCAGCGGATTCATCGACATGATCTCGCCCTTATACGTGATAAATCCGTACCCGTCATGCGCATAGGACAGGCTCAGATTATGCCCGCTGCCCGCCTGACAAATGCCCCTGAAGTCGCCAAAGGTCAACTGCTTCTCATAGCTGTTGCTGCTCATCTTCGCACCGTCCTCATATCAACGTACAAATTCTTCTGGTAGCACGGCTCGTCCTCGCGCGAACGCGCACGCTGAAGCATGAGCTGAAACATCTGCCAGAACGCCATGCCGCGATTCTGCTTCAGCGCATTGCCGTTGCGATAGATCATATACGACGCGTAGTCGGCCAGCGCCGGATGCAGCCAGTCGGGGAGAGCGGGTGTGTCTGACGCAAGCGCAAGCGTGGGATACTCGTCCGTGCCTACGTGCTTTTTGTCATACGCCATCGTCAGCAGGTCGTATCCCTCATTGATATACCCCTCGATATAGGGCTGAAAGTCGCCCAGATCATCCGCGTCGTTGTTCGTCTGAAACAGCACGCGGTTTCGGATTTCGGTCAGCGTCATACACACCCCTCCTTATCAGCAGAGAATCCTTTCGTTGCGATAGCGCTCGCTATTGCTCAGCACATCATACACTTCCCACGGCACGGCAACCGGCTCATTGCACCGTATCTGATACGTTTTGCCATTCACCGTAACCGTCTCGCAGGGATTCTTCAACACGTCGCCGTCTTCGCCGATCAGGTTCGCGGGCGCATGCAGAGTGATCATAATGTCCGCTTCACGCCGCACTTCATCCAGCGTCTTGACGGGGGTCTCTTTTACCGCGGTATTCGCCATACTATTTCCTCCTCATACAGAAAAAGGGCGGGAGCTTCAAGCCCCCGCCCGACGTCGTTATTGCAAAAAAATTAAGCACTCACAGAGTGCTCAATGCGCACGCCGTACGCGTTCTGAAGAATGCAGGCCGTGAAGCCGTCCACCTTCCACGCAATCGTGCCGCGCTGGTTAAGCGGGTCTTCCGCGCCGGACGAACCGGGCTCCTTGACGATCGCGCGAATATTCTCACCACGGCCGCCCAGAGAGATGATGCCGCAGTAGTCCATGCCGTACACGATCGTGGAGTACACGTCCGCGCTGGACGCGCCGCCCGCCTGCGAATACACCTTGTCGCCGGACGCATACGCCCAGTCGGCGGTGGTATCCACATACCGCAGCGTCATGACCAGATTCGTGCCGTCGTCCTCGCACTTATCGATCAGCGCGTCCATGTACGCCGTAGCGGACGCGTCATAGATACGCACCTTCTGACCGGCCATGCGGCGGCAGAAATGCGCGTAGTCGGCAGTCGTACCGGACGCATACGCGGTCGCACGCGCGACGGAGATGTAGCCCGTCTTCTTGGCCACGCTCCACATGCCCGCAGCCAGCGCGAGATTGGAAACGCCCGTGCCGGAGTCGGTGTACAGGTACTGCGTCGGATGGAAAATCTTCGAGCGCGTGGTCTCGTAGAACTTGATGCCGGCAATGCAGCCCAGCTCGTACTTCTCGATCTTCTGCTTGTCCTGATACTTCGCAATGTCAACCCACTGCGTCATTTCAGTCAGGTCGTACTTGGTTTCGGGGCCGACAACCGCATGGAAGAAGCCGTCGGAGAAGCGCTTCGCGCCATTCTTTTCCAGCGCACGCACGGCCTTCTTCAGGTGGGTGTAGGTCAGCGTGTCGGTATTCGCCGCAATGTCGCTTCGGGAGGTGTTTACGCCGCCGTTCGCGTCCGCGTAAATGACGTTCAGGCCGCCGTTCATCACGTCCGCAACGATCGCGTCAATCGTCTCAAGCGCCTGCTGGTTCAGACGGCGGGACGTTTCCTTGTGCATCCAGTTAATGCCAAACCGGGAAAGCTCGTCCGTCCACGCGACGTAGTTACCATACGGCTTGACAGTCGCGGTAAACTTGCGCACGTTGACGGTCTGACCGTCCGGAGTCACGCCTTCCTTCAGCGGCTCCTGCGAAACCGGGAAGGGGTCATAGCTGTAAAAGGTCACAACCTTGCCGTTGTTCTCAGGCAGCGAACGCTTCTGGCAATCCTTGGAATACACCAGGTTCGGTTCGACCTCCTGAATCAGTCCGGCGTTATAGTACTGCTCGATTGCCCGAAGGCCATCGTCATGCGTAGCAACAATATTCGTAAAAACACCCATATGTCATACCTCCGTTTTACGGGCGGTACTCGTATCCCTCGTCGATTCTCTTATTGAAAGCCGCATACTGCTGCGGGGTCATGTTGATAAAATCGACGGCGGCCGTACCGCGTTCGTTTGCCCCGCCGCTTCTCACGGGCGGCGGAGCCTGTCTCATTCGTGTCTGCGTCTGTCCAGTCTCCCGCAGATACTCGCGCGCAACGTCCGCAAAGCTCCACTGCTTATTGAGCACGCGTCTCTGCACCTCGGGGTTTTCCAGATACAGCTTCAGCACATCAACGCCGGTGTCGCTCTTGACCTGCATGCCCTCGTCGTACATCGTCTTAGCCTGCTGTTTCACCGGGTCTGCTTCCTCTGTCTGGGGCTGTTCAGCCGCCGTGTTTGCCGCAACGAACCGTCCCTTTTCATCGCGCGCGGGCTGCCCTTTATCGACAGCCGGGGCGCTCTGAACGGGCTTCAATCCGCGTTCCGCACGCAAAAGGCGCTTGGCAAAGTCAACGGACACGCCCTCCTTGACGGCCATATCCTTTGCTTCCTGCTCAAACTCCATCTCTGCGTACTTGTCGAGCTTCGCTTGCATCTCTGCAAGCTGGGTCTTGTAGGACTTGATCTCCTGCTGCGCGCGCTCGTAACCGGCCTTGTCGCCCTTCCGGTTCTCGTCCATCAGCCGCATCTTCAGCCAGCCCGGCTCCTTCTGCGGCGGCTCTTCGGTCTTGACGGTCTCAGGATTGGCCTTCTCCTGTTCGCCTTCGACCTCGCCGATAAACTCGCGCAGCTTGTCCGAAATCTGTCCCTGTACATCGTCCTGCTGTGTCTCCTGACCCTGCCCCGCGTCGTCCGGAGTGATGTCAGTCTGGGTGTCAACGACCGTGGTATCCATGTCTTCGTACATGTTTTCTCCTCCTTGCCCGTGAATGCGCGGGCAGATAAAACAAAAGAGACCGTTTCCGGTCTCTTAAG